GTTGTTAAGTAACTACCTATATTTTTTTTTACTACTTCAGCTAATTCTTGAGGTAAGGTTTCACCTAAAGTTATTAAATTCATGTTATCTATATCTCTTCTAACTCTTAAAATAGAATTAGTAATACGATCAGGATTACCTCCTGCTTCTTTAATTTCTTTTCTTAACTGTTCTAATTCTTTATTAAAAACTTTTTTTCCTTTTTCAATTTTATAATAATCACTTTTTTTAAAAGCTCTTGCTTTATTAGTAAATTTTAATTTTCCATTTTTATCAATTATCGCAGATCCGTCTTCTAAAAGTTTTAAAACTTCTTCTTTACTTTCTTGTTTTAATAAACTCTGCTGTCCTTTTTTAGGTTCAAGTAAATTTGAAACTCGTTCCATAAATTTTTCTTCTTTAGCAACAGTCATAGTTTTATTAGTTCCTGACTTAGATAAAAAATCTTTTTCAATAAAATTAAAAGTTTCTTTTAGATCATCTTTAAATCTTTTAGCTACTCCTTGAGAAACTTCATTATCAACTAAAGTTCTTGCTACGCCTGCTCTTTTTCCTGAAAATAAATCAGTTGTTCCTGTTCCGCCTGGTTTTAAATTTATTCCATATTTTTTTAGTTTACCTAATATTCCTTCTCCATATTCTTCTACTCCTGTCTCTACAAAATCAAAATCATCTTTAAGTGCAGAAGAAGAAATGCTTCCATCTTTTATTTGAGATTCTGATAATATATCTCCTATTTTTTCTCCTTCGTTTCTAACAACTTTTCTTACGTATTTACCTGTAGGTTTTTGTAATCTACCTATACCTGTTCCAACTCCTGCTATAGCTGCATTAAAAAATATTCCCTCTGTACCAAATTTTAACCTGTTTAATAATTTTCTTCCAGCATCAGCTCTTCCTTCTTTGTCCACACTTTTGTCCATCATAGTTATTGCAAAAGGTTCAAAAGATGTTCCTCTGGCCATGTCAGCGAAAGTTCCAATATCTTCGTCAGCTACAAAAGCTTCTCCTAATCCTCCTCCAACAATAGCCCCTGTTTTAGGACCAATTATTTTTTCACCATACTTTGCTAGATTAAAATCTTTTCCACCTTGTTTAGCAGAGACGGCTCTCTTTGCTAATTTTTCTGCTAATTTTTTTCCTGCTCTAATACCTAAAGCACCTCCACCTATGGCGACTGGACCTATTTGTGCTAAGGCTTGAAAAACTTTACCAGCTGTTCTGGCCTGAGCTTCATCATCAAATGGATTGACTTCATCAAACCATTCTTCAACTTCTTTAGCTTTATCTGTATCTCCGATTAAATCAAATATTTCTGCACCTAAAGAAACAAATCCTTTAGGTATATTCCACAAACCTGTAGCAACTCCCGCTAAAGCAGATTCAAAAAATCCAACATCATTGTCCGTGGTTCTAGAGGATGCAAAAACTTCGTCTGGACTTTGTGACATTTAACCTCCTATTTTTCTTTTGGTTCTTTTGCCCATTGTTCAGGAGTAAAGGTATCTCCATCTTTAACAACTTTAAGTGTTCCGTCTTTTGTGTAAAAGAATTTTGGTCCTATAATTTTTTTTAATTTTTCTTTTGTTTCTGGATATAAAGAATTATATTTTCCACCTTCAGAACCCATAAGTGCTTTTCTTTCAGCAATTCTAAAAGCTTCATTATATCCAACTTGACCATCTTTTGATATTCCTTTAGCTGATTCATTTATTCTTTGATAGTTCAGTTGTTTGTCTAATGTTGATTTTCCGTCTTGTTTCATTCTATCTAAGGTAGCTTGTAAAGCTAATAACTTAGGAGTTTGTTTATCTTTTCTCTCTTGTGCCGCAATTTTGCTTAAATCAGTTAAAGGCTGTTGTGAAGCTTTACCTACTGCTCCCGCTAAATCTCCACCTGGTTGACCCATTAAACTAGTTCCAAATTTAGCTAGAGCTAAATATCTATCTCTTACTGCTGAGTCTTCATCTGGCTTTAATTGATCTTGAATGACAGGGAGATACTCACCAAAAATTCTTTCAAATTCACTTTTTGTTGTTTCTGTAGGTTCTCCTGAAGGAATAACTATTGAATCGTCATTTATTTTTTTACCTACATCACCTAAACCTATATCAATTCCAGCTGCTTTAGCTTCTTTTGCTTGTTTCTTTTGTGCTTCAGAAAAATTTTTTCTAGAACCAGGTAACTTTCCTGTTTTAAATGCTTTATATGCTTCTTCAGGCTGTGTTTTTATAAAATCTAAAATACTTTGATCTTCAACATTTAAACCTGATACACCTGTAATATTAGATGGAACCTGTAGTCCCAAATCTAAATCAGTTTCTGACATACCTCCTGTATAAATTTTATTTTGTAGTTTATCAAATTGATCTTTAATATAATCTTCAGTAAAAATAGTATTACCACGTTGTTGTAATTGTTTACCCGCCATAATTTCCTCTAGGCTTGGTCCTTTAGCATAACCCATTCTAGGTGTAAGACCTGCAGTTGGATTAATACCTGTCATAATACCAGACATACCACCACCCATATACTTAGGTCTAACAGCAGCAACGCCTTCATTACTTGGCATACCGCCTCTTCTAAACATTGGTCTTTTTAAAATTCTAGCCATAACTATCCTTTAAACATACCACCCAGTGCTTTAAATGGATTATTACCTGTTAAGCCACCATAGATACCTGCAAGTCCTGTACCTACACCTAGAGCAGTTTGTAATGCACTAGCATTAGGTGTTGATGTTGTTTGTGTTTGTCCAGGGTATCCTGAAATTAATTGTGTAACACCTGTACCGTATGTACCTAATCTTTGGTAAGGTTCGTAAGCTGCAGTTTGATTAGCTTGTTGTTGTGCATCTAATACAGCTTGTGATTGTGCTTGTTGAATGCCACCAAGACTACCTAAACCTTGAATTTGTTGTTGTGCTAAATTTTGTACGCCACCACCAAGTGTTGCTTGTTGATTAGATACTGCTTGTTGATTAGTAAAATCTTGTTGTCTTGCTTGTTGCGCTTGTTGAAAACCTTGTTGTAAATAATTAGCTTGCAACGCCGCTCGATTCCTGTCGCTATTTGATGCATACTCAGCTTGAAGAACACCTTCTCTACCACCACCAAATGCACCAGGTATACCTAATGCTTGTTGTGCTTGAGATGCTTTTTGTGCTGCTGCCTGTCTATCAAACTCTGTTAGTGCTGTGTCTATAACATCTGATTGATAAGGTGACATATAAGAAGCAATTGAACCTGCTCCTGTACCTGCACCAACACCTGTTAATCCTGTAGCAGCATCTGCTGCTGTTGAAGCTTTATCTAAAAAAGGTTGGTAAGCACCTAAACCTTTTGTTGCATCTGTTGCTTGTGCATAGGCTGCGGTTTGATAAGGATCTTGTGAAGCAACTGTAGGTGCAAATTGACTTGTATCAATAGGTAGTTGCGTTAAAGCAGCTAACTGTTTTCCATAGTCTTGACCTAAGTCTTCTATATATTGTGCGGGTAAAATTCTTTGTGTTGTTTCAGCCATTATGCCATTTTTCCTTCTAGTTGTTTCATTTGATTATACATTCTTTGTGCTCCTTTTTCAATACTCCCGCCACCCGCTGCTCGAACAGCGTCAGCCGTCATTACGAATTCATTTTTAGATAACATTGCTGGAACATCATCTGCTTTTTCTTTTATACCAACTGGTACAAAACCACCACTAGCTCTATAGTCTAGTTCTGTAATTCCACCTGCATTTTTTCTAGGTTTACCCATAGGTATATTCATCATACCACCTTTAGCTTTTTTAGGTTTTTTCTTTGGCATAGTCATATTTTCAAGTTCTGTTATTCTACTCATCTCGTCTTGAAATTGTTTTGAAGTCATTTCATTACCGTCAGGATCTGTGTATCTTACACCTTTGTCTTGACTTGTAGCTTCTATAAATTGTTGTATCATTGCTTTATCTTCATTAGACATTTGTTTAATACTACCAATACCAGGAGATGGAGTTGGAGCTGCTTCGTCTCTTTCTTCAAAGAGAGCTTTAGCTCTTTCAATAGTTGAAAGACCTCCCATGTCATAACCTGCTCTGCCGCCTGATGCTAGACCGTAGTTTGATCTAATAAATTTTTCATATTCAGGTGTCATATTTTCATCTGCTGTTTTACTAAAATTAGTTCCATCATATGTATAATAACCAGCGCCACTGACTGCGTAAGGATGATTTGCTGGTAGTTTAACTAATTGTGAACTCGCTGTTCCACGACCTGCTGCTGCGTAATCTTTTATAAGCTGATCATCACCTGTATAATTTCCATATTTATCAAAATCAGGAACTACATCAGTAAATAATTTATTTTCGCTTGGTCCTGTAGTTAAAAACTCATTTTGAAAACCAGGTCTATATGTTGGACCCGCAACATCTGCCATGGTTGTTTTTTCAACACTAGGTGTTGGAGTTGAGATTGTAGGAGCTTGTGTCATAATACCTGTATCAGTTGTAGGTGTCATAGTTTGATTTAAAACATCTAGTGCCGCTTGACTCTTATCTTGATTTTCCATTATTGTAGATGCTGCTTGTTTTGAAAGTGGTCCTAAAATACTATTATCACTCATGGCATAGTCTTGAACAGCTGTTCGTGCTTCAGGTAACCGAGCTCTACCTATTTCTAACATTTGTTTATTCTCCTGGTTTTGCGCTTCGTTTGCTGCAATGTTTTGTGCACGAGTATTAGACATACTAACACCCCCGCTTTGTAATCCTATTCTTCCACCATCAGCACTACCTTGTCTAATAAATTTTTTCTGTGGTAAGAAATTATATCCTTTAGCAAACATTTCAGATTCACTAGACTCGCCTGATTTGTATTTTTGAATATCTGCTTTAATCATATCTAGTCCAGCGCCTTTACCTCTATAAACATCTTGTGATAATTGTTCTGCTTCTTCAGGTGCTATACCTTTTGATGTGAAGTATCCAAGTAATCCACCTGCTCCTATTACTTTACCTATAGTAGATAAACCACCTGCATCTGTTGCTAAACCAACTTTACCTAATAAACTACCAAAACTACTAAGACCAAGTCCTCCACCTCCACCTGGATTCATAGCCATCTTTAAAGGATTAAAACTTCCTTTACCAAAAAAAGAACTTAAGCCTCCTGCTTTACCAAGTCCACCTATCTTAGCACCTATACCACTAAGACCTGCTAAAGGTCCCATACCCATAAGTCCTGCTCCACCTAAACCTATTATTGCAGCTTTACCTATTGGACTTTTTACTACATTAGAAACTACGTCTTTAGCTTTACCAAAAGCTTTTCTTACAAAACTACCTAGTCCGTATTTCTGTCTGCCTACAACATTCATGATGCCACCTTGGCTACGTAATTGTCTTCTGATTTGAGATCTTGTTATCATATATATATTTTAATTAAATTTTTAAGGCAGGGATTTCACCTGAGTTTACTAATCTACTAGGTTTTTCCTAGTAAATCAAGACTATGTTATAGTATCTCTAGGTTTAATTTGTAAAGCAGAAAGCACCACATGTAGTCTATTTGCGGTTGCTGCTGTAACTTTTAACACTTCACTTTCCTCTAATACTAAAGGTGCTGTTAATAGTTCTGTAGTTCCATTAGCTGCTATAGTTTTAGTCTTAAATAAACTAAATACAGCAGAAGCTGTATTAGTAATAGTGACTGTTATAGTATCAGCATTACCTGAATCTTCTGATACTAGTATAGACTTTATTACACCAGTTGTAGCAGACGGAACTGTATACAATGTTGTAGCACTTGTCGATGTTAAATCTACTTTTTTATTTACAAAAGAATTTGCCATTATGCTAAAAAGAAGTTAAACGCTTCTACTTCATCTTTTACATCTTGTTGAAACGTTGTGTTAAGTTTTTGTACAATACCATCTATATCTCTAAGAAAAGACAATTGTAATTGTTGATCATACTCTTTACCTTGTTGTGTTAATGATTGTACTATTCTAGCCATTATCTTCTACCATCTGGTTGTATATCTAATCTAAATGTACCAAGTCTCCAAAACTGACTTGTACTAGTATTATCTACTTTTAACGATATTGATCTAGCTCTTGCACGTGTATCAATTTTCTGTGTACCACTTGTTATTGTAAAAGGTCCTAACGAAGAACTTGCAGAAACATCATTTGGAAAGTCTCTTAAGTTTAATGTAATTCTTGCATCACCTGTTTGTGATAAAAAGTCTGGTATTATTCTTCTAATTTTCATCATGTACTCACCATCATTACCTGTTCCTATTAAACCACCTGATTGTCCAATATCAAAATCTCCTGATTCTATGTTGGCTGCAATGGCAGTAGTTGATCCTTCTTTAACTTGGTTTAATCCTGTCTCATGTTCATAGTATGTTGATGTACCATCAGTACATCCAATGACATGGTCTTTGCTTGTTGAAGGTGTTGTACCACTAGAATTATATTCTGATGCATGAGGTTTACCAAATACAGCAGAATCTTGCCACGCCGTTCTAGCTAATGTACCTGTAGTCCATACAGGTCTTTCAGATGTTGAATCTAAATAATTATAAGTTACAACTCTATTAACAATTCCTGAGCCTGAGTTAGGGTAGAACCACATAACCTCACCAAACAAGTTGTTTAGCCCTGCATTGATGTGTTCTTTAGGTATTACATTAATATCATCATAAACAAAATCTTCTACTAAACATGGTAATGATTCTAGTTTACCTGTGTATCTAAAGAAACCATTATCTGACATCCAATAAGCAGAACCATCAACTTCAACACAAGCATTCTTACCTATTAATCCACAGTTTGTACCTACTTGTTGAAAAGAAAAAGTAAATGGTGGTCCAACAAATCTCATAATAAATAAAGCAGTATCAGTCCAAATGTATGTAGCATCACGACCTCTAAGAGCTCCTACTATTCTTGATCCATCAGATAGTCTTTGTGTACCTGCTGTGTTAATCGCTGTGGGTGTGTAAGTATTAATATCTTCTTGAGATGAAAACCTTATAAACATTTCGTCTTGTGAAGATTTAGTTCCAATAGTTGTTTCTGTTCCAAAAAATATTAAGTGACGATCGGGTGCAGATACTAACATATTTCTAGAAGCAGTTGGTGCTCCTGATATAATTACTGCTCTTGTGTTTGTAGCGTTTGTTGCATTAGCACTCCAAGAAAAACTTTCTCCATTAAAGATAGATGCAATTAATGTATTACCAAAATTATCTAATGCCCATAAACCAGGATCAGTTACAACGTCTCCTGATGGAGCTGAGTTCCAACCTGCAAACTTAGAAGCATCTGTAACTGTAGCTCCTGATGAATGAGATGCAGCAGTTGTGCCTGATGCTCCTCTAGTTAAACCTGATAATGTGTTACCACTTTTTCCTGTGTATGTAATTAATTCTGAGGCTATAATAACTGTTCCTGTCGATGGAAAAGATGTAGCACTAGCCATAGTTAAACTTGTAACTGATGTATTAATGTTTGCAGCTAAAGTAGAAACAAATTGTCCTGATTGTGTTCCACCCCATTGTCCTAAAGCCCAACCTGTTGAGGCAACTTCTTGAGCCGGTCCTACAGGATAATAATGTTTTACTCTAATACCACCAGAAGTAGTTGCTCCAGAGCCACCTTCATTAGAGGCCATAGTTAAAGTTAAAGTTGTTGAGGTAGGTATAGATGTAACTTGAAATTTATTATCATCAAAATTAGCAGAATTAAAATTAGAACCTGTGATAGCTGTAAAGTTATCTAATAATAAAATATCACCTGCACCAATACCATGATCAGATGCAAAAGTTACAGTTACAATAGCTGATCCATTAGTTGTAGAAAAAGCATTAGTTAAAGTTGTTGTAGTTTTTAAAGGGTGTATATCGTAAAAAATACCACCAGAGTATGCGTATAAAATTCTATTAGTTCCTAAGGCTGCATACTTAATACCTGATGTATTTATAAAATGATGAATAGCTGTGTTACGACCTGTAATATCAACAGAACCTAATTGTGCCCAACCACCTATTTT